CAGATTAAAGCTTTCGAGGAGGCCAGCGGCCTATCGCTGCGCGACTGGACGGCGGCATCGACCGCCAAGGCCAAGCGCGTCGGTGCCCTTGTGGGCGCGGTGGAGAGGCTCGGCATTCTTCAAGCGCACAGCGGTCTTGCGGCGACAGCGGCCCGCATTCGGAAAACCGCTGACGACATTGACGCGGCTCTGAAGGCTACGGGCGTCGCACCCGAAATCGAGGACGCGGCGTGACCCTCAGCGGCCCAACCGCGAGCCCCGCAAGAGCCAACCTTCATCGTCTGGACGCCCTCAAAACCCAGTCTCCAGTGAGTCCCGAATGACCTCGAAAGCCGCGAAGCCTCAGTCGTCATCCCGGGATTCGAACCATGCGTTCGGAGGTGTCTTCTAGTGGCCAAGAAACCGAAGATCCGAAAGACCGAAGCCCAGCAGGAAGCCGAGCGCATCGCCAAGCGGTCCCAGGACCTCGCCGCGGTGAACCTGCCCCCGGAAGCCGCCAACCTTCCCCTGCAAGCCGATATCGACGTCACCAGGGCCGGCGAGGAGCGCGCCAAGGCCGAGGACGGCAAAAAGGTGGACCATGACACCGCGCGCCGCCACGACGCCTTCTCGGCCTTGAAATCCGGCATGGCGCCGGGAGCCTACGATGCGGCCCGCAGGTTCGAACTCGACCTCCTGACCCGTCATGGCGTTGCCGACAGAGGACGGTCCATGGAACGGGTGGACTGCACCGGCGGCCACGCGACGGATGCGATCATGCAAGCCGCCCAGAGGGTGGACGATGTTCGAGACCGGATCGCGCCTCGGGACTACTGGCTGCTGTGCGAGCTGATTGTGCCGCCCATCGATCGGGGGACGTGGCGCGATCATGTCGCCTACATCACAGGGGAGATGCACGTCCACGGCCAGGGCGCCGTGGTGCGCGGGGTCTGCGTCAACCTGCGGGATGCGTACACGGCGCTTGAGCGGAAGACGGCGGCCTAGTCGGCATTGAGGTGGTGATTGATCGCCTTCGCCAGCGCTGCCTCGCGAGACCCATAGACCTCGGCCAGCCGTGCGAGTTCAGCGATAGTGTCGGGGTGCATCCAGACCGTGACCTTGCGATAGCCCTCGGCCTCGCGCTTAGCGTGGAAAGCGGCAGAGGCGCGGCGGCGGGCGTCGGTGTTCATCGAACGTCGCAACTCATTTCGCGCGCCCACTTAGCGGCGGATTTGCACCGAGCTTCGTTGTCGCGAGCGGTCATCGCGGTCATGTTGGACTTGTGCCAAGGCTTTCCGTTCGCCTCGACTTCGTGCTGCTGAGCGGACATCGCCCAACGAGCGGCGGCTTGGTTGGCGGCGGCTTCGCGGGCCATCCAGTCTTGCTTCGTCATCCGATCCATCTGTCTTCTCCGCGGCTGATGGCGGCAGGAACTGTGCGTAGTCGTTCATCTGTCTTCTCCGTGGCTGATGTCTATGTATATGCCGCCACATATCTATGTGCAAGCACATATATCGCCCGCCGCCGGTTTTCTTCGAGGCCACACCATCTAGCCCCAGGAACAAACGTCGCACCCCACCAGTTGTAAAACCTCCTTGCGCCGTGGCCACGCTTATGGCAGAGAGGTGGCATTCGTGTAGTTGCGCCTCGCGCTGACCCGGCCACCCCTTTCCAGATCGCACCCACCCCAGCCGAGCGGGCCACGAAGCCCGCAGACGGATTGGCTCCGGGATATGCGATCAAACCTATCGCCAGCCGAGCCACTGACCAAGCACAGAACCCCTGAAAAGCAGCCGAGCGACGTGCTGGCGTAACCTATCACTGCGGCGGCGTGGAAAGCAGACACGTGCCAAGAATGTTGAATGAGGCGGCGAACCTAGCTGGCGGTTTCAGCCCGGCCAGCGCCATGCGACGCCAGCGGGTTTAGCGCCCCGCCCGCAGTGAACTACTCCTGCCCCAGGAGCGAGTCCATGAACGCGCTCGACCTCCTCCAGGAACATGCCGAGATCGCGACCGTAAAGCTCGCGCCCTACGTCATCGCCTACGACCAGCAGACCAAGACCCACCGCGTCATCAAACTCTGCCGCACCGGCGAGACCCACATGGGCGCGTTCATCGACCGGGAGGCGGCGGAGGACTATCTGCTGACGCGGTTGCCGAGGGTGATGGAGACGTCGGCGGGTTAGCGCTTCTTGAGACGAGAACCGTAGGCGCTAGGCGCAGGGCCGACTTGAAGTCCACTCGCCACCGCGGGAGCGAAGTGGGCGGCAAGCACCGCCTCCGCTATCGCCCGCCAGCCGTCGCCCAGCGCCTCGTACTTGGCCACGACGGATCCCGGCAGCCGCAGCGTCATCACCACCTTTGGATCGACGGACTTCGGTCTGGCCATCCCCAATCCGTACACGAAAACCCAGACGCCAACAATCGCTCCGGCGAACTGGCTGGAGGTGAGAGATGGCTAAGGCCAAAGCCCCGAGGATGGGTCGCCCAAGCAAATACGATCCGGCCTTCTGCGACATCGCCGAGGCCATTCTGGCGACGGGCTATTCCGAGGCTGTCCTGGCTGGTGAACTTGGCGTCTGCACCGACACTGTGACCGAATGGAAGAAGGTTCACGACGAGTTTTCCGCATCCGTAAAGCGCGGCAGGGCAAGGGGCGCCAAGGTTTGGGAAGATCGCCTGGCCAAGCTGGCGGATTCCAACATTGGCAACGCCACTGGGATTATCTTTGGCCTCAAGAACCGCCAGCCCGACGCATGGAAAGACAAGACCGAGACGGAGTTGTCTGGCGCCGTGAAGGTTACGAGGGTTCAGCTCGTCGGCCCGGATGACGACGGCTAGGATCAAGATCCCGCCGAAACTGATTCCGGTCTTCCTCGGCGAGGCGCGCGTCCGCGGCGCCTATGGCGGCCGGGGCTCGGCCAAGACCCGCACCTTTGCCAAGATGACTGCGGTGCGCGGCTATCAGTGGAGCGAGGCCGGAGAGGAGGGGCTGATCGTCGGCGCTCGCGAGTACATGAACGCTCTCGATGAGAGTTCCATGGCCGAGATCAAGGCGGCGATCCTCTCCGAGCCCTTTCTGGCCGATCACTACGACATCGGCGAAAAGTTCATCCGCACCCGCGATCGGCGCATCGAGTACGACTTCATCGGACTGCACCACAATCTGGACAGCGTGAAGTCGAAGGCCCGCGTCCGACTCTTGTGGGTCGATGAGGGCGAGCCTGTCACCGAAACGGCGTGGGAGAAGGCGATCCCCTCGGTTCGCGAGGATGATTCCGAGGTCTGGGTGACGTGGAATCCGGAGCGGAAGACTAGCGCGACGAACTTGCGGTTCAGGGTCGATCCTCCGGCCAACGCCAAGATCGTAGAGATGAATTGGCGCGACAATCCCTGGTTCCCGAAGGTTCTGGAGGGCGACCGCTTGGAGGATCTTGCGAAGCGTCCGGAGAATTACGATCACGTCTGGGAGGGTGGCTTCAAGACCGTCACGACCGGCGCCTACTTCGCCAAGGATTTGACGCTCGCCAAGACGCAGGGCCGCATCGGCAACGTCGCCGCTGACCCATTGATGGCGCTGCGGGCGATCTGGGACATTGGCGGCACGGGCGCCAAGGCCGACGCCTGCGCGATCTGGATCGCCCAGTTCATCGGGCGCGAGATCAGGGTGCTCGACTACTACGAAGCGTCGGGCCAACCGCTTGCCGCGCATGTGGCATGGCTTCGGGAGCGAGGCTACAGCAAGGCGCTCTGCATCCTGCCGCATGACGGCGCGTCGAACGACAAGGTTTACGACGTTAGCTACGAAAGCGCCCTGACCGCGGCGGAGTTTGAGGTCGTGGTTGTTCCTAATCAGGGCAAAGGCGCGGCGATGGCGCGCATCGAGGCGGCCCGGCGGATGTTCCAGAGCATCTGGTTCAATGAGCGGACGACGGAAGCCGGCCGCGAAGCCCTAGGCGCCTATCACGAGAAGCGGGACGACGTGCGCGGCATCGGCCTTGGTCCGAACCACGACTGGTCATCTCACGGAGCCGACGCCTTCGGCTTGATGTGCGTCGCTTATGAAGAGCCGCAGGTGTCTCCGACCTCGTCTCCTCC